CCTCAAGCCACCACGCACCCGGCGCTACGGCTGTCTGCACCATGGAGCCTTCGCGGGTGTCGATGTCGGGATCTACCTGACCCAGCATTTCCTGCTCGATGTATTCTTTCGTATATCCTGAAAAATCAATCATCAGATCTGCACCCCCGTCCCAAACGTGCCAAACACGGTCACTACGTCAAACATGACCAGCATTTTGTCACCGTTTATCTCAAATACATAGTTCTTTTCCATCAGGATCCTGTCATCCACCGAAAACGCGTCCCTGATGCGCTCGGGCAGTGTCGACTCTATATAATCAGGATCCTCTCCTATCAGATCGTCCAGCTCCACGCCGAAGTTTGACGTGTATATCTGATAATTGAATCGTTTTGTTGTCAGGATGATCTCGACCGCCTGCCGCATGGCCTCAAGGTCTTCATTCATGCCCGCGATCTGATCGCCTTCGGGATTTATTAAGAATGTGTTCGTCGGGAGGGACTCATTGACCAGATCCTCAAGATCAGTCCCTTCCGGTAATGTATTCACCGCCATGACTCCCCTCCTAAACTACTTTTGACAGAATGATGAATTGCTGGCCTTTCATGACCCGAAGCAGGATCACCGCATCCCCGACCTGAAGGTCGCTCTGGACTTCAACGTCGATCTCCACATCCGTGACATCCACGTTCGTGACGTCAACGTCTTCCTGCGATATTCTGACCTTGCCGGTGCCTGTGCCCTTGCCGGTGCCATCTGTAGCGTGTACGATGCGCTTCTTGACCGAATCGGTCAGGATCAGAGCCTCTTCCGGTATCGGCGGAAGGTTCGCGTTGAGCGTTACGCTCAACGGGCTGACACTTGCGACCGTACCGATAGCCAGTTCTGTAGTCTGGAACGCGTCAAGGCTCTGGTTTATGATCTGATGTATCGTGTCTATCAATTCCATTACGCAATACCTCCCAGATCGTTAAAGTTGCGGACTTCTATCTCCATTGTGTGGCTGTTGCCGGTGATTTTGTGACTTATGCGCTCAGTCAGGAACATCCTGGTCGTATTGGTCGCTGCGATCTCGTCGATCCGGACCGGAATGATCCAGCCCGCCCGAAGCTCAGGCGCACCGATAACCTTTTTTAGCTTCAGCGTCTGCCATATCCTGTCATAATATTTCAAATAGTTCTGGCACAGTTCCTCGATCTGCGCCGCGTTCATGTTTTCATCCACGGTATCGTAATATTGCAGCAAGCCCCATTGACGGATCGTGTCTGAATCTTCATACATATACACATCCGCGCGGCCGGTGTCCTTGTTCGGTCTGGCCAGCTTCACGCGGTTGTAAGTGTCGCTGTCGATGCTTCGCTGGTACGAATAATCCGAAAGCAGGCTCGCATCGCCGATCAGTTTGTCCCATATGCGTTTGCTGGCTTCTATCAGGGTCAGCTTGCCGTAATCATCGTAGAACAGATATATCTTGCCGGTCTGTTTTATGGTCTGGGCAAGAGCGTCCTCGATGATATCCAAACAGGTTTCATTTTCAGCCCGTAGGCTCGGAAGCTTGTAACCTGTGTCGGCGATCTCCCCGACCTCTAAGCCAAAGTCCGATGCGATGGTCTTTATGATGTCACCCAGCGACCGCGCCCGAAAGTCATATGATGCCTTGGCCTTTAAGTATCTCAGCTGATCGTATGCGGTATATGTGACCTTGTGGTTGCGCTGTCGCTCCGCGCTGAAGATATAGCCCTTGAAAATGTCCATACCTTCAAGCGTGACATAGATCGCGGAACCCATCTCAATATCGATTCCCGCATCCTCCACCGTGGAAAACGTAAACTTGCCTGGTGAATTAGTGCGGTTTGTTACATAGTTAGCCTCGACCATTACGGGCGCATAGTCCTTGATGGTCTCTTTATTGCCTTTTTTCGTTATAACCTTTAGGGATATATCCATCTGATCACCCCTTTATCTGAAGGTTGCTTTCCTTGATCCAGCCGTGCGTCCCGATCAGCACCGGATAAGCCCTGCCAGGCACGATGCGCTTGACCTCGATGTCCAGATTCTTCGCTGTCCCGTGTGGCTCGTCCCCGTATGAGGAATAGTAATAATTGCCATTGGCAACGACCTTCGCGCCCACTCTCAACACCGGTTTGTCAACGGTGCGCTGCGCTTCGCGGCTCGCAGTCTTTGTATATTCCCCGGTCTTCTTGATAACGACCTTTTCAGGTTTGGTTTTGCGATACTCCATCAGCTCCAGGCTGTACGACACATCCAGCGGCTCCCCGCCTTTGTCGGTGGTCTGGAAATTTTTGACCGTGACACGGATGTTCATGTTGTTCTTGCCCTTGCGGTAGATCGTGAACCGTCCGACCTGTGCCGTGTTCATGGCATTCCTCAGAATGTCCATGTAATACTTAGGCGGCTGGGCTTCCGCGTTGGTATAGGGGTCTAACGTTGTCCCCGGAAAGAAACAGTCAAATTTTATTTTCTGCAGGTTGGACAGCTGCGGGATGTCTATCTGTCCCACGCCCATGATCATGAACTGGCTCGGGTTTGAGCCTTTCGTGATCTCCAGCTCTTCAGGATTAACGGGCAGCAGGAACTTTTCACCGCCAAACTCCAACCATATCTTTGTTTTAGGCTCGATTTTCATGCCGCCCTCCTATGTTAGTGTGCCGTTGCCGTATGCGCTGCCGCCTGCTCGATTAATACCACCCTGACAGCTTCCGCAACGTCTTCATTAGTCAACGTGCCAGCTGCACTCTCAGGAATAGATACGTTGATCTCAGGTGCAAGGGTCTTGAGCTCGACTTTCTGCATGTATTTCATTTCAGCCAGATCACGCAGGATCTTGACGTCTTCCTCAGCCAGATTGACATCGCCCTTCACCTCACCGACCGTGCCGACGTTGGCGATCTCACCCGTGGAGCCCACGGCAAGCGCTATATCGTCCAGCCCGGAAAGCTGGCTGTTTATCTCATCCAGGGCGCTGAATCCGCTTGTGAAATCAGTCACGAAGCCTTCTATATCGGTGGCAAGCTTCGCGCCCTTCTCGCCGAACTGAATGGCCGTGTCGACATAGTCCACATAATCCATGCGGTCTACTTTGATCTTCGCATCGCCGTATTTCTCATCAACCCAGCTTTGCAGGCCGTTGCGCCATCCGCTGACCGTATCGGACAGCGAAGACCCGAAGACCTTATCGATGGCCGTTGCGATACGCTCCAAAACGCCCAGGATGGTGTCGGCCATGCCCGTGAACAGCCGCACAATGGAACCGATAGGATCGTTCCATACATTCGCGAAGAATTCCACGAACGTAGCGGTCACGTTCCAGATATTGGCAATAATATTGCGAACGGTCGCGTACAGTACACCGAACACCGTGCCGATGACTCTTCCGACGTCTTCCCATGTCGCGCCCATATCACGCGCAACACCGATACCCTGCACGATAGCCGCACCCAACAGCAACAGCCAGCCGTGCGTGATCGCGAAGCCGATAGCCGGTGCTATAGATGCGGCAAGGCTCACCGCCTTGAAGGCAAGGAATGCCGCCGCAGCCGCATAAACGACCGGTGCCAGCTGTTCCCAATTATTTTTGACCCATATAACGGCATTTGCTAAGCCCATCAGAACCTGAGCGCCGGCGCGTGCAAGCACGATCACCGCATTAAGCAGTATGTTCATGACCTCCTGGAACTGTTCTGAGTTGATCAGGGTTTTCCAGTCCGCAAAGGCTTCCTGAAGACCAAATATCAGGTAGTTTTTGCCGCTCTGAATGATATCTCCCCATGTTTTGGGGACATCCTCGAACTGAAGCTTTAAATCTTCCGTCGCGTCCAGCATTGCATTTTTCACGATATCCGCCGTGATAGCGCCCTCTTCCGCAAGCTTGCGCATCTCTCCGACCGGAACGTCCATGTACTCAGCGATCTGCCGGATCACGTTAGGCGCACCTGACATGACCGCGTTGAATTCCTGACCGCGTAATACACCACCGGCAAGCGCCTGTGACAGCTGAAGGATAACGCTGGCCTGTTCCTGACCGGAAGCCCGGCGATCTTGAATGCCTTGTTCAGATT